TGGCAATTAGGCTCGAAAGGGAAGTCGAGGAGGCTGACCTTGCCAACGAAGTGGTGTACGTTCACTGCTACGGTGGCCGACACAGGAGCGTTGCCGTGGTCGAGATGTATTGCGAAGCATTCATCCGGTCAGCGCGCCACTTGGAACTCCGACGCTTCGGGGGGGCGAACCCCCCGGTGCCTCAGCACGGGGCTGAGGAACCTCAGGATGATCCGGTTGCGGACCCTGAGGACATTGTGGAGGATTTGGTGAAAAACACGGTGACACACGATGAGTTGGACGAAGCGCACATTGGAGTCAACAACACGATGCACGAGAAGCTGCCCTGGTACGACCGATGGGGCTGGAGCTCCTGGTGCAGGAAGGTCGACATCAATAAAGCTGGCAACTTCGCTGTCGCGCAGTACCAGAGCATCGATGAGTTGGACGGCGATGTTTTGGACTTACCTGCGAGGCACAAGTCAGTAGCGGAGGAGTGGAGTGCGTGGTGGAATAGTTGGTGGCGTGGAAATGCCGCTGACATCTCATTGCGCGATGGTGGTTTTGAGAACCCCCGGTCGATGGCTGAATTTACTCGCCACCGCAAGGGTGAGCACAGAGCCGCGAACCGCTTCCGTCGCAGGATGCACGTTGTCAAAGCGATCGTCAACAAGGTTAAGGCTGTGGAGCCTTGTGTTTTCACGGAGATCCCCGCGGATGTGCGGGCACTCCATTTTTTAGTTCGTCGTGTAGTTACTGAGTGTCATGAGGGTGGCATTGTTGTGGCTCAGGCGGACGGCTCTGAGGTAAAGGTAGAGGTCAGGGAGCGTGATATCGCATGGTACATCAAAGTAATAAAGATAATGTACCACTTGCGGGACACAGACTCGGACTTCCTTGATGGACTTCAGGGTGAGGTTGAAGCGTTGCACAGTGCTGGACTGGTAACGTGAGGCTGCCTCGTGCAAATGTCGGCGAGAACGACTACATCCCCAGAGTATCATGATGGTAGGTCATTCCGGGGTATAACCGTCACGAAGCATGTTGGAGCAGCAGCGGCGAAACAACGAGTTGTGGTGATAGCGCCCACCCACTCAAGCCGCATCGATTTTGGAGCGCATAATAATAATTTGGCCAACCTAATTCGCGGCCTGAACGAGAGAGTCCATAACGTTCAGGGCGAAGATGGGTTGGTACCCACACCTCAACCCATTGAGGGAGCTTGGAAGAAGCTATCGCATGTAGCGACGAGGCTGTCTGAGAGAGTTCTTAGTAAGACACGGTGCCCTACGAGGCTGACTAGCGCAGAATTTATCGCGCAGTGTCCCAGTACGAAAAGATCTCTCTACACCGCAGCAGCAGAGTACTACATGCGACGTGGGTGGGAGGAACGGGATGCCTGGATAAAGGTGTTCGTAAAGTTCGAGAAATTGAATTTTACGAAAAAGAGAAATCCGGCACCACGGGTGATCCAGCCCCGTTCCCCTGTATATAATTTGTGTGTCGGTAGGTTCACTAGGCGAGTTGAGGCTGATTTGTATCGAGCTTTGGCCGAAGAGTGGAGTGACGACGTGGGAGATTACGTAGTGATGAAGGGCCTTACAGTTGAGGAAGTCGCTATGGGACTGAGGAAGAAATGGAACCGGTTTACAAACCCAGTGGCTGTCGGTCTCGACGCCAGCAGGTTTGACCAGCACGTGAGTGTTGACGCTTTAAAATGGGAACACAGCGTGTACAGACAGATATTCAAGAAGAACAAGCAGTTGGCAAAGCTGCTTAAATGCCAGCTAAACAACAAAGGCATGGCATATCTGGATGGACACAAAGTGAAGTACAGTGCGAATGGAACTCGCGCTAGCGGCGACATGAATACGAGCTTGGGCAACTGCCTCATAATGTGCACCCTTGTGCGGGAGTACATTCGTGAGCTGGGCATTCACATCGAGTTTGCAAATAATGGAGATGATTGTCTACTCTTCATGGAGAAGGAAGATTTGCACAAGCTTGATGGGCTTAGGGATTGGTTCTTGGACTATGGGTTTGAAATGGAGGTGGAGGCTCCGGAGTATGTGTTTGAGCGTTGCGTGTTTTGCCAAGCGCAGCCAGTTCTGGTTAACAAGGCAGAGGACAAGTGGGTCATGGTGAGGCAGCCGGAATCGGCGTTCGCCAAAGACTCATTGAGCTTGTCTGAACCAACAGAACGCGGATACAAGCTCTGGTGCTACCAGGTCGGGGTTGGTGGTCATTCGCTTTATGGCGACATGCCCATCTTTGGCGCTATATACAACAGCTACAAGCGTCAAGGAACGGACAGGGCTCGTGTTTACAGGAAACATGGTGTCTCAAAGTACCGTCAGGCAAGAATTGCCAACTCGCGCATCATTTCGGACTCTGGATTCTTCAGGATGTGTGCCACCCCCAGGGTGCGTGGCACAAACATCGTGCCCATATCGGACGACACAAGGGTGTCGTTTTACAAGGCCTTTGGTTATCCCCCGTCGATGCAGATTGCTATGGAAAAAGAATTGGAAACTATGGAGTTTGAAGGATTGGTCACCCACCTTGGTGACGCGCCAAATGTGGCGCTGTCGTGGGGGCTAACAACCATAGATGTCCATCTAGGAGGCTAAGCAATTTGAAACCACTCGGGGTTTGTTAGACTGAATAGAGAACAAACCGACGAAAATAAATAATACATACAAATGCCGGCAAAGATGCCAAAAGCGACAGCGAAGATGGTCACCCGAAAGATGGGAGCCGCAGCAAAGTCAAAACCCGCACGTAAAGCAGGAAAAGCAGGAACAGTCCGCACCCCAGCAGTATCAAGGGGTGCCGCCCAGCCCAAGAGAAATGGAATGGGTGGGACCAATGTCACAACTAAGAATGGGCTTGACGCATTTTCTAATGCTCATTTGGCATTGCCTAGGCCAGTTTCTAGCTATGCTGTCATGCGAGTCACAAAACGCCTAGATGGCAACACAGCCAAAGCTTGGATCATTTCACCGTTCAACTTTCAAGAAATTGCTAGTCAGAATGGCGACAGTGGGAACTGGACTTCAGTGTGCGCGCTTAGTGCCGATAACCTCACCTCGTTGGTTAAAGACACAAACGCGTGGAAGCGCCACGTTCTCCCGACCAATGCTACCACGTGGAGCAATCTTAGCCTCACGCCCTCGGCGTGTAGTGTTCGGGTGTACAACACCCAATCACTGCAAGTCACGGCTGGAATGGTGACTATGGGACGTATCAGTGGTGAGTGTAATTGGGATGGGTCCTCGGAGACCATCGCACAGAAGTTCGACAACTTACACAACTATCAAAACCCGGTGGTGCTCAGCGCCCCCGAGTTGGCTCTGAAGCCTCGCCAAATTGATGCGGTACCTCTCGACTTTGGAGCGGTCAGTGCGTTCACAGATTACGTAAATAACCTCTCGGATGATACTGCGTTCACGTGGTCGTTGTCAAATGGTACGCGACCAAATGGATTCACGCCCATCTTTGTCAAGAACCCTGAAGGAGTGGCGCTTAGTTTGGAAATCTGCGTTGAGTTTAGGGTGCGGTTTGACCCTGACTCTATGATGGCACCGTTGCAGAAACACTACGCTCCAGCATCAATCGCCGTCTGGGACAAGATTATGACTGACGCGTGCGAAGGTAACGCAAATGGCGTACGCGCACTCGAAGGTCATTGACATCGTTCGCATCACTTAGAAACGGTTGACGTGGCTGTGCTCAAGGCCACCACGACATCGTTAGCATCATGCGCATTACATGATATATACACACATACAATCCATCCTCACCCCTCTCTGTTGTGGGGGGTGGGGGTGTTGGTCTGACATAGAAGTTCCGGTTAAATGGCCCGGGCACCGCGAAAGCAGTCAGGTCTGCTCACATGGGAGCAGGTTGGCATAGTAGTGATAGCATTTAGTCAATAGGTGTTAACACAAAAAGCCATTTACGACGTGAGTCGTGTTAGGTAGGATTAGCTACCCTGTCGGTAGAGGCTAAAACGACCTGAACGGTCCATGGTGACGAAAGCAGTTGCGACGACGCTAAGCAAGCGATCGGACCACCCACTTGATCTGAGGTGACAGTGGTGTGGTGACCCTCCGTGGGCAACAATGTTAGTAGGTAGCATGGGACGCGCAGGCCCCCGGTTTAGTGAGGAGTGTTGCAGCTTTTCTTTCAAGCTCTACGGCCTAACCCGTCGACGAGAATCCCAAATCACACAAAACATACGATAAGTCCTTAATGTCGGGCTGCCTTTGGTTAGGTGTCTCGACTTATAAAATCTGGGTCCTCACCAGGCAAAAACAAGCACAATGGACTTGCGCATTTGACATACAACACACACACCTGTGTATTTCAGACACAGGGGCTAGGTCGGGACTAGCCGAGGCCCGCTTTAGGGCGGCCACACGAGACACTTCTGTTAAGGCGGGCGAAGGGTTAATAGACCCCGCTAGTGTCTTCCAAGGCTCGGTACGCGCGTTGTGCGGAACCTGACGGCCAGGTCCCTTCCAGGGACCTGACCGGCAGGTTACGCCATCGGCGTTTATCGGCCCCAAAGAGTTCACGATGAACTTTAATCGTATAGCGC